TTAATTGGTCTTGAAACATATAAATTGTTGGTTGTGCTATTGCGGGACTTTGGTCGAAATTTGCTTTATTTAAAACTAAACTAAATAATTTGGTTGAATTGTTATAAATGTAATATGGGGTATCTTGATTAGGTAGAACAATACCGGCAGTCACACAACGGGACACAAATTCAGTCCATATCCTTTCAATACTATCATTAAATATTTTTAACATTTGAGAAATATCATATAATGAATAATACTCTAAAATAATCTCATTTTGTAAATTTTGACCCCGAATACTAACGGCAGGTGGGACAAAACCGAGATATTGAGATTGGAATAATACATTATCACTATAAGTAAGTAATGAAACACCAAATGAAGTTTGATATTCAAATGTAATAATGAATGGACTTAAATTTGCGTTAGGTTGGTCGGGAACAATTGGGAAAATATATATTGGAATATTTTCAGTATGTAATTTTACACGATTTAAAGTGACGTAGTATTCTTGTGGATTTTGTATTAGAATGTCATCCATAGCAATAATAAATTTTGAAGGTTGTGAGCTATTATTTTGTTCTGGACTTGAAAATATACCCGTTGTTATTGAACCATTTAAATAGATTGGATTAGCCATATATATTAGTAGTATAGATTTATATTATAAATAATACTTGGTTAATTTTATAATTTCTCTATCATTTTGTAAAGTATCATTTGTAAAAGGATGACTATCTAATAATTTATTTAATGTTTCATACTTATCAATGTTATAAAGAAACCAAGAACACCATCTTCCACATGTTGAAGTATTTTTATTTTGTAATTCTCTTTTATTAATAACAACTTTTTTATTTGATTTTCTTAATAAATTTGTTAAATATGGAAAATCTTGGTCTGTTAATAATTTAACATCTTCATCAACGTCTTCTAAAATTTGTTTATCAGTTCGGCCAAAACTATCAAAAAAAATAATTTTATTATTATGTTCTTTGATTGCTAACCAATGACCAGAGTTAGGTGATTCTAAAGCATAAAATATTACAGTATTATTATATGGGTATATAATATCTTCTATACGTTTCTTATTTGGTAAATCTTCATAAGATACGATATTAACTTTATTATTAAATATCTTTTGTATTTCTTTATCTGTTAGAGGTTTATTCATATTATAATATGATACATAAATTGCCACAATATATATAATAAAATTACAATTTATGTATCATATTTAATTAGTTATGTAGGCTAAATTGCCACAATATATATAATAAATTTACATTTTAGCCTACATATTTAATTAGTTAAAAAGATTATAATTATTTAATTAGTTAAGAATAATAATAATAAGATATTATAATATGTTATTTGAAGAATTTAAAAACTTTGATTATTCTGGCATTTACATGAATGCTTATTTAAATGAAGAAGGAGAATTAAAAAAAAATACTATTCATCCAAATAAAAAATTATATGAAAATATAAAGCATTATTATGAACCAATCTTTTTTAGAGGTAATATGATTGAACCAAATGCTATACAAATAGATACATCTAAAATAACAACAATTGATATTGATAAACCTGACCAATGTATTATTTTAGATAGATTAAAAAAAGATTGTAAATTTTATATTAAGACTAGAAAAGGTTATCATTTTTATTTTAATAATAATAATAAAATATTATGTTCTCAAAATGGTAAAAGAAGAATATTGTGTGATATTGCTGATATTAATTGTAATAAACTTTACTATTGTCCTAAATATACCGATGAAGATAATAATATATATTCTTATGAAATTATTAAATCTAAAAAATTAGTTGATGTACCTGATTATGTTGTTGATTGGTGTAATCAATTGATATTAAATACTTATAATAAAAAAGAAGAACCAAAGAAATTATTTAAAAGAATTGAAAAGATTGAATACAAACCAAATATTGAAATTAATAAATTTTCTATTGATATTATTAAACATATTTATGAAATATATTATAATGTTGGTAAGTTTGAAAATTTTGATACATGGTGTAGCATTGCTTATTTTTCAAGACATCTAAATAACTCATACGAAGTTGCAGAATTATTTGATGAATATAGCCGTAAAGTTGATAAATACAAGAGCAAAGCAAAAGAAGAAAATATAAAAATGTTCTATGGTGATAATAAATATAACATCAATTTTAATGAAGAGGGTATATTATTACAATGTTCTAAATTAGATTATAATTACTATGTTAAATATTTAAGAAATTTAAAAAAAGATAAATATGAAAATTTTTATAATCATATTAATTCACAATATTTATATACTGATGATAATAAACATATTTATTCAAAATGGATGACATCATATAAATGTTTAATGATTAAAAGTTCCTATGGGACTGGCAAAACATTTTTATTTAAGAAATTAATGGAAGAATACAAATATAAAAAAGTTTTATTCATCACTTACCGTCAAAGCTTGGCCTATTCATTAATAGAAGAATTAAGAAAAGAATATGGTTTTAAATCTTATCTTGATGAAAATATACAATGTAATAAAGAACATAAATTAATTATTCAATTAGATAGTATTGAAAAATTAAAATCAAATTATTTTTTTGAAACACAAAAAAGTATAAATACAAATTATGACCTTATTGTATTGGATGAAATTGAAGGAATTTTAAACCACTTATCTTATGATATGTTAAACCAATATTTAATAAACAATACTTTAGAACAATTAATATATAAATCAAAAAAAATATTGTGTTTAGATGGTGATTTATCAAATAGAAGTTTTGACTTTATTAATAATTTAGAACTAGATTATAAAATATATATTAATTCATTTCAACCAAATAAAAAACATTTCATTATGACAAGTGATAAAGAATATTTTAATAATAAGATTAATGAAGATTTAAAAAATAATAAAAAAATTGTTATTGTTTCAATGTCTTCAAGTGAATGTGATTATTACGAAAATATGTATAAAGAGAAGTATAAAGTTATAAAACACACTGGTATTCATAAAGATAAAGAAACATTAATGGATGTTAATAATAAATGGAATACATGTGATTTATTAACGTATTCACCTGTCGTTGAAAGTGGAGTAGATTTTAATATTAAATATTTTGATAAATGTTATATTATATTTTCATTAAGAAGTACAACATATAGAGCACTTTCACAAATGATTAATAGAGTAAGATATTATAGTGATAATAATATTATATGTTATTTCAATGAAGACCAAATAAAGTATGATACATTTTTATATCCTTATACATTTGATGATTTTAAGTTGTCAAAATACGGTGATATGGAATTAACAAATTTATTAAACATAATAATTCATAATGATGTAGAAAAGTATAATACAAAAAATTATTTAATAGCTTCATTTATTAATTTAATATATGATAAAGGTCATACATATGAAAAAATAGAAAATCTTAAATTTAAAATATCAACTCAATCAACAGAACAAAAAATATCAAATATTAATAAAGCTATTGATATTGATAACAATGAATATAGAAAGATAATAGAAAAACAAAGACAAAATAAAGAAATAACAGAGAACGAACAATATCAAATCAATAAATATATAATGAAAGAAAAATGGTTATTAAAAGAATTAGATGAGGAAATTATTAAAAATCATATTGATAAAGATTATATTTTAGAAAATTATTTAAATTTAATAAGTGGTGTAAGTGTAGAACATAAGAATGAAATTAAAATAAATACTATTAAAAAACAAATAGAAAAAGTAAAAGAAATAATAAAAGATATTGGTTTTGATTTAGATAATAGAGATATTCAAATTTCACATGATGTTTATACAACTAATATAAATAAAGTAATTGAAAAAATGAATACAAAAGATTTCAAAATATTATTTACACATAGTAAAATAAAGTTTGTAAAATCTAGAATAAGTGAATTTTTTGATGATTGGGGGTTATGCTTTGAAAGTAAAAAAGTTCCTAAACGAGATGGGGACAAAGTTAAGAAAATCACATATCATAAATTAAGCAATATTAATATTATTGATGATTATCTTAAAAGAGTAATTAATTAAATATGTATCCCTAAATTGCCACAATATATATAATAAAATTACAATTTAGGGATACATATTTAATTAGTTAAAAAAATAATCATAATTAATTAGTTAAAGAAATACTATTATTAATAATTAATAGATGATGTTCTCTGATTTTGTTAAGCCATTAGATATTAAGCAAATTAAGAAGAATTTTAGAAATTTATTAAAAGAAGATAAAAAAATAAAAGATGTAGATAGGTCATATCCTATTTATACTGAAGATGAATTTTATTACTATATGAAGGATTTATTTAAATCAGAATACTCTTTAAAATATAAAAAGGAGTATTTTGAGATGAAAAATAAATTTACGACATTAAAATATGAAGCCAAAAATGATTGTTTAAAATTGCACAATAGAATATTGGATGAAATAGAAAAATATAAAGTTTTTAAAAATACATTCTTAAAATTCAAGGAAGATTTAACAGCATATTATTACGACCATTTTAATTATCCAAAATATCTTAAAGCTTTAGAAGAAGTTAATAAAAAAGAATCATATGATTTACTTTATTCATCTAAATTTTTAAATGAAAAAGAATTAAGAAACATTTTATTTCAATTTTACTTATAATTAATTATAATTTTTTTATAATTAATCA